TTTTCTCATAGCGATCATCCTTTCTTTGATAACACTATTTTACCATACATCATCTCAAAAATATATAGCAGAAATTTAATTTATTCTATACTAGTATCTAACATGAAAAACACTGCATCAAATGCGGTGAACAACGTTGTTTCGTTTATTGGCCAAATGCCTGGAAAGGTAATGGCTAAATTGAGCAATGTGGCAAGTAACGTTAGAAGTTGGGGATTGAATCTTGTAAGTAGCTTCTCCAGCATTGGTCGAAATGTAATTCAAGGTCTTATCAATGGTATTGGAAGCATGGTTTCAAGCCTGTATTCCAGCATTAAAAATGCACTTAGTGGATTGGTAAACAGAGCTAAATCAGCACTTGGTATTCATTCACCTTCCAAAGTATTTGCCGAAGAAATTGGATCTTGGATTCCACCTGGTATTGGCGAAGGAATTAAGGCAGAAATGCCTGAATTAACAAAAGAAACTCAGGCCGAGATGGGAAATCTTACAAAGAAGATGAAAGCGGCTGTAGCTATTGAAACTGGAACTATAAAGATCAAAAAGCAAACAAGCGAGAATTACAAACTTGAAAAAGAAAACGGTCAATCATTTGACGGAAATAAGACGGAAGTAAATATTAGTGGAGATACTCATGTTCATGTAGACTTGGATGGAGAAGAAATCGGACACGCTACTGTTCCTACTGTCGATAAAGACATGGCAAGGATTGATACGCATAAAAAGAGAGGAGGTTAAGTGATGGCGAAAGTTACAGGAGTACATTTTGGAGAGTTCCACACATGGGATAATTGGCATCTGAAAATGAAAAGCATGAAAATAGGATTGCCAAAGGTAAAAACCGAATATCTGACTGTGCCTGGGATGAATGGCTCACTTGACCTCACAGAAGCACAGAATGGTGGAGTAAAATACGAAGATAGAGAGCTTGAATTTGTGTTTGATGCAAGAAATTGCAATTACGCAAATTGGGATATGCTCATAAGCACTATATCTGCAGCTATTCACGGACAGAAAAGACGTATCATTATTGATATTAACCCCGGATATTATTATCTGGGGCGTTGTACTGTCGAAACTAGTAAAACAAATGAAGTCAATGCTGAAATAGTGATTAAGTGTATATGCGAACCATTCAAGATTGATATTGCTGCACTTAATGAGCCTTGGGTATGGGATAGTTTCAGCTTTACTGATGGAGTCATAAGAAAAACTCATGAGGTAGATATTAATAGTGCGACAGGATGGCAGAAAGTAACAATTGATGGATGGATTCATAACGAAGTACTGAAAATTATTACAGATACTCAGATGCTTGTACGTTTCGAAGATCAAGAGTACAGGCTAGAATCTGGGGAAAACCGAATGTACGAAATGGAGATTACAGAAGGAAGAAATGATCTTTACTTCCAAGGAGTAGGAAAAATTATGATTCTGCAGATTGGAGGAATGATCTAATGTATACAGTAAAAGCGTGGATTGGGAACGAATCTTACATAATTCACGACCCCAGAAAAAAGAAACTATTATTAGGTGAACCTTATTTTGAAACTGGCGACAATATTAATGGCCAAGCTGAATTTAAAGTATATCCGGACCATCCATATAGGGACAAAATCAAGCGTCTGACTACAGATATTGTGTTTTACAAAGATGGAAAACCGGAATTTTATGGGCGAGTTCTTTACGATGACGAAGATTTTAATGGTACGAAAAGAATCTTTGTTGAAGGAGAACTTGCCTTTTTATGCGACAGCATACAGCGTCCGAAGGTATATCAAAATTATTCTGTACAAGCTTATCTGCAGGACATTATAAATATTCATAATTCACAGGTTGAACAGCGAAAGCAATTCACTCTAGGGCTTGTGACTGTAACGGATCCGAACAATTCGTTGTACAGATATTCAAATTATGAAGATACCAGAACGATTTTGAAAGATAAGTTATCTAGCCGTTTGGGAGGCCACTTTGTTATCCGGCACGAAAACGGACTTAGAATTTTAGATTACTTGTCAGACGAAACCTACTACAAGAAAAATACTCAAAAAATTGAGTTTGGAAAAAACCTTCTAGATTTTGCTAAAAATATGGACGCATCCGATTTGGCAACGTGCATTATCCCCCTTGGAGCAAAATTAGAAGAGGAAGAACAAGACGAAAATCTTGGAGCAATCAAAGAACAAAGGGTTACCATTGCAAGCATTAACGGCGGAGTGGATTATGTTACTGATGATGCTGCCGTAAAAGAATACGGAAAGATATATAAAACCGTTACGTTTGATGATGTGAAAACACCTGGGACATTAAAGAAAAAAGGTGAAGAGTATCTAAGGTCTACACAGTTTGAAAAAATGGTGTTGAACTTAAAGGCAATAGATTTGAATTTCGTAGATGCTTCTAAGCAAGAGCTAAAAGTAGGAGATAAAATCCGTTGCGTTTCAGCACCTAACGCTATGGACAAGGAGTTCCCTCTTACAAAAAAGAGGATATACATAACTCAGTTTAAAAAGAATACTGTAACACTTGGAGAAGAAGCTAGTGACAATACCTATACATCTTCAAATCGGCAAGAGAGTGCTCAGATTGAAGAACAGATCAATAGCATTCCAAGCAAATCTGAAATCCTGGAAGAAGCGTTAAAAAATGCAAAAGACTTGATTAATTCTCAGGTTGGAAATGGATATGCAATTCATGTTCCTGAAGAATTTATTATTGCTGACGATAAAGACTATAAAAACAAAGCAACAAATCTTTGGCGCTGGGGAATGGGTGGACTTGCTCACTACAGTAACGGCTATTACGGACCTATTGACGGCGTAGCAATCACTATGGACGGAAAGATTAATGGCAAAATGCTACTTGCTGGCTCTGTGACAGCCGAAACGATTGATATAGGCTACCGTACAGAAGTAGAGAGCACAATTACGCAAACTACAACACAATCGAAGCAGGAGGCTATAGCAGCTTCTCAAGAGTATGCAAATAATATCCGTGATGCTGTACAAAAAGAAGTTGATGATGTAGAGCTTATCGTAAGGAATATGAACAATGAGCTTGAGTATATAGCATCCGATGGAATTATTACTGAAGCTGAAAAGGCTGCTATTAACAAGATGCTTCAAACAATCCAGAAAGAGAAGCAAGAAGCGGATCAGCAATATAACGAATTGTATAATAATGCTTACTTGACAGGAAGCGAGTCATCAAACCTGTATCAAAAATACCAGGCATTATACGGAAGCTCTAGTACATCAAAATATAATGTTTTGATACAGAGAATCAATTCTGTACTACAGTCAACAACGGCTCCACAGATACAGTCTAATATGTCTGTTTACAAAACAGCATTTTCAGCATATTCAAGCGCACTTGCTGACTATAAAAGGGCTATTGAAGCCGCTATAAACAAGATTGCTAAAGAGCACGCAATTGAACAAGGGTCAAGAGCTGAACAAAATGCACATAATTATACGGATAATACCGTTAGAGTTGCGAAAGAGACAATTCAAACATCCATAAATAACTTGGAAAATAAGATTAATTTATCCGTAACTAGCGTAAAAGAAGTAGCTGCTAGAAAGAATTATGTAAAAAACGGAGAACAAGAAACACTGCAACAAGGTTCGTTTAGCATATCTGGTCCCGCAAACGTGTCTGTATCTGAATATATGAACATGAAATGCCTTCGAATTGAATTCTACAGTTCCGGAGGTGTAACGATTGAACAGTATCTTGGAGAATTAGAAGCTGGGGAGTACACTATCAGCGTTGCAACAGCTTATCCTAGTAATGGACAGCGACCAAATTATATCGGATACGGTTTTTCTGGAAATAGAACAACTGAATACTACAGTAATTTCAAACCTGAGCAATTCAAAGTATTTAGCAAAAAAGTATCTATTACAAAAGCTACGAAATATGTGTCTAATTACATTTACGGATATTCAGGCAACGTATGTTACATCACAAACATTCGTGTACTGAGAGATATGCAAGAGCTTTTAGATGATCTTGACGCAAGAATCAAGCTTGAAGTTGGGAAAGTTACAACTTCTGTGGAAAATATTTATAAGAACACCATGTATAACTATTGTGCGAATGGTGCTTTCTCCAATGGATATGATGGCTTTGAAGGATGGGATAGAAGTGATTCTTACCAAATTGTTAAGACGAATTTCAATGGAAAGAATTGCGTACAGATGGCAAGCAACTCTTCAACGCAGTATGTGAAATATAGGGTTCAACCGTTTAATAAAGCCGGCCCGATTACGGTGCGTTTTAAGGCTGCATGCGCTAGCGGACATGAAAACGCCAGAATGCAAATAAGAATTGACGGAGGGTATTTCTACACAAATAGTGGAGATCTTTCTACGGCTTGGAAAACATTCGAGTTTAGTGGTAGAGCTACAGCACCTTATTTTGATGTGTACTTATACAGCTATACCACATATTCAACAATTTATATTACCGATGTCGAGATTCTTGGTGGATATGATGGTTATATGTCTAGTGAACTAAGTCTGGTAAAAGATGAAATCAAAGCTGAAGTACAGAGAGCTGGAAATGCGGAGGAACAGCTTAGGGCTTCTATTCGTGTTACCGCTGAAAAAGTACAGAATGTTGTACAAAAAGGAGATATCGCTTCGTACTTGACGCAATATTATGACCGAGTCATTGTTGCATTTAATAATAACAGCAGGTATGTACAGATCAGCGCCGGAGAAATTGCTATTTATGATGCTAGTGTAACATCATCGAAGAAGCGCTCTTCATTTGATAGGAGCGGTAGCCATTTTTGGCGAGATGGTTACGAAATAGGGAACATCGGAACGAACTACTATTCTGGAAATAGTAGTTTAAGAGGGCTTGTGTTCGATTTGGAATATGACGGGTCATATATGACATGGTCTGTTAAGAAAAACCAAAGTGACGGTTATTACACTATGATGTGGGCTTATACGCATAGAGCGATAGGAAACTGGGCTGCTAATAGATTGCATGCAGGATGCGATATAGACTTACACGGATATACTCTAAGAAATCCTAGCTTTGAAGGCGGAGGAATTACCGGAACAATTAATTTTGTGCAAATCAAAGCTATGGATAGAGATGGTACTGTGGCTACTTGGGTAAATGGATGCAGAATGGAGTTCAAAAACGGTATATTAATATCTGGTACATGGAACAGTTAGGAGTGAAAATGATTCATAAATTCCCTAAAGGAGAAAAGCAGAAAATAAAGAATAACAAACAAGCTGAAGAAGTTCATAAAAAAGTGACAAAAACATACACTGAGGAAGAAGTGCTAGCAATACTAAACTTGATTCAAAATTCAGGAGGGACAGAAAATGGAAAATAAAAAAGTGCAAGAATCTATCAGCATGATATATGCTGATGCAAAAACTACCACAACTTTGGCAGTGCGGAACGTAATGAAAGCGTTCCCTCTGCCTGTTTTTATGTTCGAGAATATTCTTGAAAGTATTTTGCTTGAAGTAAGAGGCGAAAAAGACATGGAATTATCTACCGAACTACAAAAATACAAAGAGGAAATTCTTAAGCAGCACGAAGCCGAGATGAAGGAACTTGAGGAAAAGTTTAATGCTGAAAAAGAAGAGCTAATCAGACAGTTTGAAAATCCGGAAGTTGTTATTGAGAGTGAGTGCCATGAAGAGAATCCTGAGTGCGAAGGAGTGGAAGAACAGGAGGTGTAAAGATTGGCTGATATTTCAAAAGAGTTACAACAGCTATTGGAAGCTAAATACGGCGAGGAAGTTCGAGGGGCTTTCAAGTCATGTATGGAAAAGATTAACAAGGATAACGAGGGTTATATTGGAATTAAAAATGAGGTAAATCAAAAGGCTGCTGAAATAAAACAGTATGTAACAGAATTTGATGCAAAATCTGTTGAGACTGAGCAGAATCTTAGTAATCTTACGCAGAAGATTCAGGACGCTGGCAATACCGGAACAGAACTGAAAAAGACAGATGATAATGCGAAGCAGACAAATAAAACGCTCGGAGAGACTATCAATAATGCTAATACAGCAAAAACGGCATTGGAAGAGTCAACCGGTACGGCAAATACAGCAAAGCAAAGCCTAGATGGTTCTGTAGAAAAAGCAACTTCTGAAAAAACAGCTTTGGCAGGGAAAATTGATGAAGCATCGAAGCTGAAAACCGATATGGATACAGCTCAAAATAATCTTGCTGGAATTAAAGAAAAAAATGCTGAAGCTGAAAAGAACATCGAGACATTGGATGCAAAAATCAGGACTGCAACAAGTACCGGAGATATCCTTGGAAAGGTCACTGAGCAGGCCAATCAAGCAAATACACAGTTGGCTGGTACTGTAAAATTATCCGGAGAATCCAAAACTGCATTAGAGGAATCGATTTCTAATGCTGGAACGTCAAAAAGCGAACTTTCACAGAAAATCCTGGATGCAGAAACGGCTATCGGCAATGCGAATTCAGCAAAAACAAACCTTGAAAATGCTGGAGAAGCTGCAAAAAAAGTAGAAGAGGCTGTAAACACAGCTAAACAAAATGCTGAAAATGCAAAAAGCACATTAGAAGGGACGATTACGACATCAGGAGAATCGAAAACAGCCTTGGAAGGCACAATCACAGAATCCGGAACTGCGATTGAAAAGGTAAATGAGGCTATAAAAAATGCTGGAACTGCGAAAGATGCAGCCGATTCGGCTACATTAGAAACAAACAAAGCCACAGAAACAGCTAATACAACAAAGACAGAGCTTGACAACGCTGCCACGCAAGCAAACGAGCTGAAAGTTGCATTAGATAAATCTATGGGGGAAGTTGCTAAGGATGCAACAGGACTTCTGATTCTTACCGTATTGCAAAAGGAGTCTGATTTACTAGGTCAGATTGCAAAGATTGTAGAGGATACGGCTGGCAAGGCTGGAAGTCTTAATGGGTTCGGGCTGAATTTATTAGAGGACGGATCCGTGTCTCTAACCTATACTAACCCAGACACGAACCTACTGGAAGCTAGTGCAATCTTCCCTAAAGATAGTACGGCCAAGAAGTTAGATCAGGCTCTTGGAGAAATTAACGAGAGTCTTAAAATTATAGCACTAAGAGAAGGAGGAAAAGTGTAATGGCATTAGATATTATGACAGATATGACGCTACAAGAAATTCTTGAAAAGGTGCAGTTGCAAAACGCATATCTAGCAGCTATCGCTGGTGCGGATCCGGGAACGGTAACAGTATCTGGATGGCAAAGCGTATCAGAAATTGTAAGGGCTGGGTTGGCGCCTAAAATCTTTAAGATTGGAGATCAGCTCATCTGTCCTTGGACAGACAAAGCAACAGAAAAGGCTTATAGCTGGGTGTGGGATATCGTCCACATGGGACAAGTTACATTGGAAGATGGGAGAGAAGTTCCTGGGATGTATCTGCAGGCGCATTACCTAACACCGTTTACTATTCAATTTGACCATGAAGAAAATGAAAGGGCTACAGAGCCTACTTTTTCTGGGGACTATTCATATTACACGAAAAACCCAGATGGGTCATACAAGTTGGAAGAGGTTGTCGTGGGGCAGCAAATTCCGGCGGAAAAGGAATACTACCATTCGGCAATCAAGGACCCGACAGGAAATATCTGCAGATATGGGTACAGCCGTTGGAGCCACAGCGCATATCGACAGTGGTTAAATTCCGATTCAGCAGATAAAGGAACTTGGTGGAAAGCACAGCATCTTGGGGATGTAGCACCAAATGAATTGAAGAACAGGGCCGGATTCCTTAGTGGATTTGAACAGGACTTCCTCAGCGTAATCAAAAAAGTAAAGATTCGCACACAGCTCAATACGATTACCGATAAGGAAATTGGGACTGACGAGGAAACAGTAGACTTGATGTTTCTTCCATCAAAGGAACAGTTATACGGAACGCTGGAAGGATCTGTCTACAACGATGAGGCATTTGAATATTACAAGCAGGTAGCTGGATTCGAAGCGCCAAACAATGGAAACAGCACTGGAAGAATCAAATACAAGCTAGAGGCTCAGACGTCTGCCGACTGGCAACGGCTGCGTTCCCCGAATCGAGGCTACTCGTACAACACTTGGTATTGCTACGGCGCCGGCAACCTCAACGGCCACGGCACCGCATTCAGCAGCGGTCGGTGCGCCCCGGCTTGCGTAATCGCATAAATCTTTAAAATCCACGCCTCGTAAGAGGTGTGGGATAGAAAGGAACAAAGAAAATGTCAGTACCGGAAGGGAAAAGGACGAAATCAAAATTTGAAGTGATTGTAAAGGCTAGAAATATAGTGGTGCATACAATCAAAATAACATCGAATGAAAAGGTATTTCCGAAGCGGTATCGTTGGAGCTTTACCGGCAAGCTGGTAGATGAAACCGTTGATATGTACAAGAATTTATTCTTTGCAAATTCGATTAGAGTTGTGACTAAAGAAGATAAGATTCTGAGAAGGCAATACCAAGTGAAAGCCCTAGCTCAAACGTATAGTATTCTTGCCATGATTCAGATAGCATACGACCTATTTGGATTGAGTACGGACAGGGTTAAATATTGGACAGAACTTCTAATGGAAGAACAGAAACTTATAAGAGATTGGAGGGACAGCGATTCGTCCCGGTATAGGAATCTTTAAAAAGTGAATATATGGCTGCAAGCTATGAAGCGCTCGGAGGCTGCGTTCCCCGAATCGAGGCAACTCGAACAACACTTGGAATTGCAACAACGCCGGCAACCTCAACAACAACAACGCAATCAACAGCGGTCGGTGCGCCCCGGATTGTGATAACGTGAGAATTAGTAACCTGATAAGGCGAAAACAGTACATATCGCAAGGAGTTTGTAGCCAGCCGTAAGGCGAACAATACTGTTGCGATGCTGTTTACATTTTTGTAAGTACAGCTATAAACGCAACAGAAGGAGAAGAGAAAAATGAATAATGAGCATCTTGAAGTTATAGGGTACGAAGCCTTATACAGATCGATGATGAAATGCAAGAAGGGTGTAATGTGGAAAGACAGTACAGCCCATTTTTGTTTGAATGGACTAACAGAAGTAATGAAGCTGGAACAGTCGTTAATGGATGGAACATATAAAGAACGTCCCGGAAGGACTTTTACAGTATACGAACCTAAGAAAAGAGATATTTTAAGTATCAGCTTTCGGGATCGTATTTACCAAAGGAGTCTGAATGATAATGCGGTTTATCCCATGATGGCGAAATCATTTATCTATGATAACTGTGCGTGCCAAAAGGGAAAAGGAACTGATTTTGCAATGAATAGATTAAATGCACACCTTCAACAGTATTACCGAAAGTGCGGTAAAGATGGATGGGTGCTGCAATGCGACATAAAAGGGTATTATCCCAATATGCCACACGAGGTTGCCAAAAAGAAATTCGCAAAGCACTTGGATGAGTGGACGTTTGCGGAAGTGGAAAAGATTCTTAACAGCTTTGAAGGAGAAGTCGGGTTCAATCCAGGTAGTCAGCTAATACAGATTGCCGGTATATCGGTATTGGACGAAATGGACCATTTCGTTAAAGAGAAGCTAAGAGTTAGACATTACCTGAGATACATGGATGATTTCTTACTGATAAGTGATGACAAAGAATTTCTTCGAAGCTGTTTAGAAAATATAAAAGAATATTTGAAAGAAAGGGGGTTCGAGTTAAATGAAAAAACATCTCTTTACAGGATAAGCCAGGGAATTAAGTTTCTTGGCTTTCGTTTTATCTTGACGGACACCGGAAAGGTTATCCGACTGATAAAAACAGAGAGCGTAAAGCGTGAGCGAAGAAAGCTCAGAAAACTTGTCCGATTAGCAAAGAAAGGCAAATTGACACGGGAGAAAGTAGACCAATGCTACGAATCCTACAAAGCTCACGCAAGAAGAGGAAATACGTGGAAGATGCTAAACAGGCTAGACAAGTTTTATGAAAGCTTATGGAAGGAGGACTGACTATGCAGTGGGTAAGATTAGAAGGAAGCCTACAGGACAAAGTTAAGATTGAAGCTTTGGAGGCACAGCTCGCAGAACAGAAAGAGAGCGTAGAGCTGCTTAATGCTTGCGTGCTTGAAATGTCAGAACTTGTTTATGCGTAAGATTTTTAGAAAAATAGTACGCATTGCAAGAAATTGTATTTTATTAACAACAACATTTTTATTATTTGGAAAGGAAGGAAAGAATATGATGGCAAAATTATGGGCAATTGAAATTATGACACAGGAGACTATGGAAGGAGCAAAAGAGGTTTACGGAAGAGTTCCTCGCCTGCTCAAAGAAAAGGTTAAAACTATCTTGATTGAGTCTGGTATGGAGGAAATCACACAGGAGTAAGATGTCTAAGCTAAAAATCATTGCAAGACTGTGGTCACACATTACAGATCTGCAGCTATATATCGCCGGTAACCGGAAGAAAAGCCTAGAGCAGATTGAGAAAGAGCTGGATCTTACCGAAATGTATTGTAGACCATACGCAGATACAGATGATGTAGAGGAGGCATAATGGAAAGAAGAACTATAAGAGCTGAGCCCGGGAAACTGGGCTCAAAAGGAGGGAAAGAGTGGAAGCGTTTTTGAAAGTTTGCGGAGAACTAAGAGTCGCTAGCGTGGTTGCTGTAATAGCAGCTATTGTTTTCATGGTAAAAATTCTTTCCGTAGTCAGGGATTATCTACATGGAAAGTGGGAAATCGAAAAGCAGAAGAAGGAAAAATTTAATGAGGTGCTTGAGTATGTTGAAAAATACCCTAAATGGCATCAACAGAGCATAGAAATCCGAGATAATCTCGCTGAATCCATTTATTTACTGTCTGAGGAGATGAAGCAAATGAACAACTCCATGCATGAATTAGAAAAGACTAGCCATGAAGGTCTAGCTCTTACGTGGAGATACAGAATTTTGCGTTTTAATGATGAAATCAAGCAAGGAATCAGACATACAGAAGAACATTTCAATCAGATATTGGAAGATATCACGAAATATAATCGTTATTGCAAAGAGCATCCAAAATTCCCAAATGACAAAGCGGTATGCGCCATTGAAAACATAAGACGGGTATATCAGCAGTGTTCAGAAGAAGGCTCGTTCTTGTAAGGCAACTAAATATCGTATAAAGCCTGTTTTTAGGGCTTTTTCGTGTTAGATACATAAATCTACACTTAACTCATTTAAAAGCCACCCAGAAACTATCAGAAGCTCACAGAGCTATTCAAGAGAATCAATCAATATAAAATGTGAGAGGAGAACATAATGGAATTATTAGAATTTTTAAAACAGATACCGGTGCCAGTTTTAATCCTGGTAGCGGTTGTTTTGCTTATCGTAACAATCGTAATCGCAGTTCAGTACCTGAAACAGAAAGGTCTTAATGGAATCCGGGCAGATGTATACCAGCTGATCCTGAAAGCGGAACATATGTACAATGAATCTGGAACCGGGAAACAGAAATTTGAATGGGTAATCCAACAGGCTAGAGGGTTGCTGCCAAAATGGCTCCAGGTGTTTGTGACTGAGAAAGCAATGAAAGAAGTTGTTCAGAAGTGGTTTGTAGGAGTAAAAGATTTGCTGGATGATGGAAAAGTAAATAACTCACAGAAATAATGATTCAAAAGCGGCCGGAGAAATCTGGCTGCTTTTTGGAGGGAAAATGAAGAAAAGAAAATATATTGCATTTTTATGTATCGGGTTGCTTTTCTCATTCCTGCTTTATGGATGCACCGAAGAAACGGGAGAAAAGACTTCAAAAGAAGTCCATGCACTGGAACCTCTGGTGATTGAAACGGAATCACAATACAGGAATAAAAGTGCAAGAGTGCAAATTTACAGAGATGAAGAGCTTGTGTATGAATATGACGGAGTAGTGGAAATAAGTCGGCAGAACGGAAAATATTATGTCATAATCCATACTGCTTCATGCTCGTGTTTTGAAAATGAAGAGGTAGAAGATGAAGAGAGGAATTGATATTTCTTACTGGCAAGGGAAAGTGGATTTTTCCCAAGTAGCCAAAAATGCAGAATTCGTGATTCTCAGGGAAGGGTACCGGAGAACGATAGACAAACGGTTTTTAGAATATGTGCAGGGCTGTAAAGAAAATGGTATTCCGATTCATGGAGTTTACCATTTTTGCTATGCGACTTCAATGGTAGGAGCAAAAGAAGAAGCTGCTTCCTGTATCGCAAATATGCAGAAAGCAGGATTAGGGAAAGACGTAATCGTATTCTTTGATTTTGAATATGACACAGTAAAAAAAGCCGCAGAGCAGGGTATCACGTTAGGAAAGCTGGAATGTATTGCTTTTACAAAAGCGTTTTGTTCCTATGTGGAGAGCCAGGGCTATAAAGCTGGAGTATATACGAACCTGGATTATTACCGGAATATGTACGACAAAGAAACTTTGGATAAGTATGTACTGTGGCTGGCAGATTACACCGGAGGTCCGGATATAACATGCACATACCAGCAGTATACAAGCAAAGGGAACGTTCCGGGAATTAACGGTAACGTAGATATGAACTATTTCTTCGGAGAAGAGAAGGAGGAAAAACCAATGGGAAAAACAGCGCAAGATGTTTTAAATGTTATGAGAAGCTGGCTGGGTTACAGCGAAGCAAACGGAAAGTTCCGGCAGATTATCGACCTGTATAATTCTATAAAACCTCTTCCAAGAGGGTATGCAGTACAGTACCATGATGAATGGTGCGATACGACAGTATCAGCTGCCGGAATCAAGGCAGGGTGTACAGAACTGATCGGAAGGGAATGTGGCTGTGAACAGCACGTTAAGATTTTTCAGGCAATGGGAATCTGGATTGAAGATGGAACGATTACACCGAAGCCTGGGGATATTATTCTTTACAACTGGGATCAGTCTTATCAGCCGAACAATGGATACTCAGATCATATTGGATTTGTGGAAAGTGTTTCTGGTGGACAGATTACCTGTATTGAAGGGAATAAAGGAGAAGCAGTTGCAAGACGTGTCCTCTCTGTTGGAAATGGAAACATCAGAGGATATGCAAGACCGGGATACAGTGGTGTCGGAACTGCTCCAAGCAATCCGGTAACACCGCCATCATCTGGGGGAGGAAGCCTGAATAAAAATGTAGCATGGTATGGAGTGGTAAATACCGGAACACTCAGTGTCCGTACATGGGCTGGCACAGAGAACCCGCAGTTAAAATCTTATCCGACACTTTCACAGGGAACAAAAGTAGGTGTATGTGAAACGGTGAAGGATAAAAATGGAGATCCGTGGTATTATGTGAAAATCACAGGAAGCCAGGGAGAAAAGTATGGATTTGTTTCCGCTGCATACATTACAAAGCAGTCCACAAGTAAACCGAATGACACTACGGAAAAAGATGATGGCGTAATTTCCAAAACGCCTCAGTGGGTTGGAAAAGTAACGGCAGATGTTCTCAATGTCCGTACCTGGGCTGGAACGAACAATCCACTGATTAAGTCGTATCCACAGCTTAGGAATGGCAATTTGGTAGATGTATGCGATGTGGTAAACGCAACAGACGGTTCACGCTGGTACTATGTCCGCATTGCAGGAAAATACTACGGATTTGTACATTCTGCATATATTGAAAGGAATTGATGAATCACGATGATAATAGTGCTTATTTTGTGTATCATTCTCTTAGGGGCAGCCTTGGCGTTTTTCGCCGGTATCCCTAAAAGTAAAGAAGAACAAAGAAAAGATGATGAAGCGCAGATGCATTATTTGAAAGACTGGAAAAATAGAAAGAAGAAATAGCCTTTGAAGGTCAATGGCAAAGCAAGGAATATATCACACACCCTCTGTCGGGAAACCGGCGGAGGGATTTTTTTATTTGTGTGAAAAGTGTTGAGTAAAAAATCATATCTTCATCGCCTCAGTTCTTATTGCTTCGTAAATCCCGAAGTAATCAACTTTTTGGGGACGGAGAGATAGCAAAGAATTAAAAGTTATAGTTTTTTGATTCGGAATCTTTTCGTCTAAAGTCTTTGTTGCAATTACATAAAAATCCCACAATGACAAATCAAGAATGTTTTGAGATTTACTCTTTGCAGTCCATACGCAGAATACATATATATCTGAGTGTCTGCAGTATTTTGAAGCAGAGGAATAGTTTCCACGACCATCTACAGCTTTTGCAGGTGCTACTCTAAAAGAAATTTTTGCAGGACGATTACCGGTCCAAGATTGTATGTATGCAGAAGATTTTACCTCTACACGTATACCTTCTGGGCTAAGTAAATCATATGCATCCATAGAAATGCGACAATTCAAACGTGGAGAATCCTCTTTGCATTGAGAGCTCATTGCCTTCAAAACGATAAATTCCGCAAAGGCTCCACGATTCATATTCTGGATTAGGTCAGAATAAGCCCATGACCAGAAATCAAGTATTGAGCCATCAAGCTCCTTGTTTTTAAAAGTCAGTTTTTCATTACCATCGTACATAATGTCACCTCACGCATTTTTGATAAGCATATCAAAGATGGCTATAAATAACAATCAGGGTAGCCATTTTCAGAGAAAAAAGTTAATTGATTTTTGCGTCCGCCGGACAATCCTATGGACGGTCACTAGGAAAATCCACTGTAACCAGTATCAGTACCATTACCATCATCAGTACCATAATAATAAAAAAGAATATACGCAAAACCGCCGTCTGCGGTGTTGCTTCTGCATATACATCTGAAATGTACAAATTGTACAAAAACGGAAAGCATTTTTTGACGTATCGAGTCCCAGTCGATTCTACAGAAATTTTCAATATCTCCTTCGGAAAAATAATAAAATCAATTTAGAGGCAATTCAGAGGCTTTTAAAGCAAATCAGAAAATAGTTTCTACCTATTATATAAAGCAAATCGTTTATTCGTAAAATATTCCAACAAAAATAAATTTAAAGATTGACATATTACCGAACGGTAAGTTAAGATGATGATAAGATAAAATTACCGGTTGGTAAGGAGGATAAAACCATGAAGAAAGAATATAAAGAAATCAGAAAAATCAATGCGAATTCTCTCCAGAGTCTTTGCATTTCAAAACGCTGGTACACCAGAGGGGACAATGCGGCGTATAACCATTTACTGTATGATCTGGCAGATGATAAAGAAAATATTACCACAGAAGACATTGTAGAAATCGCTCAGGACATCATGGAACACAGCAATACAGATCAGGATTTGACAAGCATCTGCTTTGATGTGGCGAGAATAGCGGCTACATATTTTGAGGAGGTGTAATTGTGAGTGCGCAGAGAACATTCTATCAGGACCGATGGAATCCGGATAAAACATGGGAGGTGGTAAAGCTGGTCGGCGGATACTACCTCCGGCAGTACATTAAAGGAAAACAGTTTGGACGTGGGACTCGGGCCACAAAGAAATATATTCAAAGTATTGGGATTTTTGATTTTGAGAAAAAGGAGGCAGTAATGTGAGCGCAGAAAATAGATACGGCGATTTATACATCTTCGTTCCAGTGATGAAACAGATTATCCGCATTGCGGAAGGAACTGGCGATAATCTTCTTCCAGAAGATATTGAAGAAGGCTATGTTGATTATATTTATTACGAACAGTATGAGTTGAGCCAAGGTTTTCCGGAAATAGATGGCGGACAAGTCTTACTGGAAGAGATGTTCAGAAATAAATTTGGTTGCACAGAAGATGCGATTGAAGATGTGCTTAGTATGGCATATGGGAATTTTAAAATTGATTATGTGATTTTGAAAGGAGAAGAAAATGGAAATCATTAGACCGGCACATACAGAGTATCACGAAGAATTGAACTTAGAATACAGATTCCGGAATGATCCGGAAGCAGGGTTTGCTTTTCCCTGGAAAGATGGAAAGGTAGTTCTCAATAATCTGTCTGAAAAGAATTTTATGTGGTGTTTAGAACATCCGGAAGAGGTGGAAAGTCTTGGGGTGGTTAAGAGAAAAACATCATGTAGCGTTCCGGCACTTGCAAGATGCGAATGTGGAGAAGAGATTTTCTTGGAAGACAGATATTATGGCTGCTGTCAGTGTCCGAATTGCGGGAAATGGTATGCGGTAGCTGGCTATGAAGTGAATCCACCAGACGAATGGGAAGAAGATTTGGAGGAAGACGAATGGTAAAGTGGAGCTTAATGGATTCGACTGGCTGTAAACAGCGGGGAGAAATAGAACTGGCTCAGATTCCCGGTGAACTTCTACGGTTTGAACGTGAAGCAGCAAGGGTTATGAAAAAGACTGGAGCAGATCATGTGCTTTATGGGATAAAAATTTATGGCACAGATGACCGATTGAAAACAGTGCAGTTTTATATGAATCCTATGGAAGACGAAGAATTTTATCGGCTTACAGGTCGAGTGAGAAATGCTATGATTTATGCCCTGCATAATCACAGTAAAAATCCATAGAGAACAAAACGGAATAATATAAACTTTCCGATTGACACCAGAGGTGGGTAAGTTAAGATAAGATTATAGAAAAACTTACCTGTTGGCAAGTTGGAAAGGAGGAAAAACCTTTGAGCAAGAAAAAGAAGCAGAAGAAAAAAGAACTGCTTGAACAACAGCTTCTCAAATACCAGAAAGTTGAATGTGTAACGAACATTATTCTGGCTGTTATCACTATCATTTCTGTGATAGTAACAGCAATTCTTAACTGGTTTAGCTGATTGAACAAACAGTTCTGTGGAGGGGAGCTGGAACTCCCTTCCGTCTGCTTAGTATAGCATAGAGAGGAGCGAAAGTAAATGAGGAAAACGAGAAGGACTTTGGTAGTGTTATTGGTGCTTCTGATTTGCCTGACAGTGCAGAGAGGGCTGAACATCTTGAATGGGATAGCGCTGATAATTGATGCAATCATGATAATTGTTTTAGCAACAGTAGAGTTAAGGAGGAGCAGAGATGGAAAATAATAAGACAATAACAGAGGAACAGTTTAGAGGAGTATGCAAGCAGACTTTACCGCATCTGAAAGAGCTGATTGAAAACCTTCGTGAAATCGGCTTTGATGGAATGACATCCATTACGGTTACTGGTGAAGGCTATATTTCATTGGATGCCTATGATAGTGGATGGAGTATGCTCAAAACAAGCAAAGAGAACGATGCACGAATCAGAAAAGAGTTTGATGAAGCAGTATAGGAGGGAGCAACGTGAAATATTGTATAGCAGTTCAGGAAACTTTGCGTAGGGAAATTGTTGTAGAAGCAGATAGTTTGCAAGATGCCTTAGATCATGTGGAAAATGAATACGACAAAGAAAATATCGTTTTGACGGCAGATGATGCGTGTACAGAACCGGATATTTTTGAAGTGGATTGGCATTCGAAAGAAGAAGTAGAAGAAATGGAGGAAGATTATGACATTAGGAAAAGCGGCGACAAGAAAAGTGAGGACTGGAGGAGGCACTTACAACATCGGTTTCAACGATGGGGATGAAACACAATTTTATGCGTATGATCTGGCAGAACTGTTAGAATGCTGGGTGGGATTTTGTGCAGAAAATGGATTTCAGACAAACAGCGTAGACTATGTGGAAAGGGTGTGTGAGTAATGGAAGAAGTAAAGAAGAGTGGGATTAACCATGTATTGAATATAAGTTTTAGCGTAATTGTGACTCCGGAAGATATAGATGACATTATGATATCAGCCCTGGAAGGTGGAATTACTCATTGGGCAAATTTGGCAAAAGTTCCAGAAGAAAAAAGAGTGGCAGAGTGGGGGCATGAACAGATTGCGAGAGATGGAGAGCTTCACATCCATGTAGTTGAACCGTTCGATCAGGATGATACAGAATGGTACATTCTTACGAAAGAAAAGTTTCTGAATGGTTTGGTAAAATATTTGAAGGAACCAAAGTATTCAGATTGCTTAGAATTTGTGAATCATGAACTAAGAATAGATACCTGCTATGTTGATGCAGATGTGGCAGACACTATTGTCCAATACGCATTATTTGGAGAGATTGTTTATGGGTAACGAGATAAATGGACAAATGAATATTTTTGATTTTATCATCACTTCCGAAGAACCACCGGTGCTGTTATATCCTGGAAATGAAGTTTTCGTTGTGACTAAAGGAGATATAGAGAGGTTCTATGTTGAAGAGAGAAAATCTTGGATTTGCGGTAGTGATAATGAAAACAGAGGATACAGTATATCGAATGGTAGAACATACAATGTTGTCACGAATATGGATATCGGGAGTTGCGCTTTTTTAGAACATGACAGGGCAAAGATGAAAGCGGAAGAATATATAAATAGCCATGATGTAATATTGGCTGATGATATACGGATTGTAAAGACAGTAGCGTATGGATACCGGAGAAAAGTAGATGACAGAGATATGGTGTCATTTTATTGTACTTTAGATAATGGGGAGTTGTACATGAAAGAGTTTATGACCTTTTGCCATATCGTGAAAAATACGAAAAAAGCAATAGAAAAATTTATGAGCCAGCAAGAGTTTGAGTTTGAAGATCCCGTTCGAATAAATTGTATTGTAAATCCGAAAAATATGTATAAATGCAAAGGAACAAATGATTGGCTTTATACAGAAGCGGGATGTGCATACGGGATAGGATAAGCACTCAGGAAGGATGTTGAAAATGTTAGAGGATAAGTATTTAGAGATACTTGAAAAACAAGATTGGTCAGTCAGCAGTTATGCAGATGATGGCAGAGTAGAATTTGAAAAATATTCGCCAGCAGGAGAAGATTTTTCCGTGTGCGTAAATGTTGAAAATTTTCCGGAAGCTGTAATGGAATATTATGAAAGTTTTGATATTGACGATCATGTTGAAATGTGGATAGAAGCAAGAAAAAACGGGGTAAGTGGTGTGCCGCCAACCCGTACCCTTGTAGCAGATGCAGAAGCTATTGATGATATGTTAGAACATCTTGCTTATGCGTTGGTAAACACAGAAGTTCCAGAGCAGAGCACTTGGTATGTTGAAAAATGGTACGATGAAGACCTGATAAATGCTTTAAAGGAAATCGGAGTGACAGTGAGTAAAGAGAACATAGAAAGGCTGAAGCTGGAATGCCTGCATATTTTCGATGATAAATCAGTAAGAAATGAAATGTTAGTAGATAAAGCAAGAGAGATTTTTAACTCTCAGATGCACCGTGAGAATTACGAATTGCCTGACTGTGTTTCAAGCAAAGATACTGAAAACGGAGAAAAGTAATGAAAGAAAAATTATGGCGTTATTGCGAGGAAGGAAAAGAAGAGCGATATACATTAAAAGAACTGGAAGAGTATTTCAGTAAAGAGCCTGGATTGCAAGAACAGAAAAATCAGGGAACGCATTTCTCTGATTGGTTAGGGGAAATGGAGCACATGCAGATATTGATACCGGAGGGATGTTAATGGAAATTAAACCAAGGAAAAAGAGTGATTGCGGCGGAATTATTATGATGCCATTAAAAGTGAATATTCCAGATCCTAATGATAAGTCATGGGAGGAGACAAAGTGCCCAGAATGCGGGGCAGTATGCTGGAAACGTCCTCTCCCAAAAGGATTTAGAGAAGATATGTTTAATGGAAAAATGTGTACTATGTGTGCATTAAAAAGAGGATTAAGGTAACAGGAGGGCAATATGGTAAACTTAGAGTTAGGGACTGTTGATAACGGGAAAAGCATGTCAGAGATTCTGAAAGATGCTTTGGAGGCGAAAGGATATTCACAGAGAAGTTTTGCAAAAAAGCTGGGTTATACGCCCCAAAATTTTTCACAAAGATTGAAAAAGAATTCCTTCACGGCAGAGGAGTGGAGAAATATGGCATATGAACTGGGGTACGAAGTAAAACTTGTAGAGATGGAAAGTGGAGTTGAATTTGAAAGCAGAAGAAAAGGGCATGGGCGGAGAGTACGTCAAGTAATCAATGGCGTGCTGTATGATACTTATAAGGCGGATATGCTGTGCGGAGATTTCTTTAAAGATGGGGCAAGCGAGTATACAGATGGCATGGCCTTTGAATTATATGTAGATTATTTTGGACGCTTTTTTGTTGCAAGATATACAGAGTGGGAAAACGGATCAGACAGTATCACTACGATCGGCAAAGAAGAAGCAGGAAAATTGTATAAGAAGTATGGAGATGGCACGTTGAAAGATAGCATCTTTATTTAGTTTTGATCCACGCTTACCATTTGGTAACTGAATTATAATTTGGGTAACATTATGAAATATGATGGAAATTACCAGACGGTAAGCTAGAATGATGATGTAACATAAAACAACCCCTCATGACGGGCATCATAAGGGGTTACAAAACGAGCTGAAAGCTACGGTTTTGATAATAGCAACGTCAGTATATCATAATCGTAGCTCCGGCGCAACAAGGGAGTGAATATATGCAGAATTTAGAGAGTTGCATCATCAAAATGAATGAAGTATCTGTGCTGATCCGCATGATTGATGACGTGTTTGTGAATGGACGCATGGGATTTTCAGACGATGATGACGGTCGCCAGCTGGAACAAGCATTGAACCTTTTGAGGGAACAGTTCGGGAAGAACCTAAAAGAACTTAGAGAAGTGTATTATGGAGGTGCGGTATGAGCAGATATGAATTTGAAGGAAAGAATTGCATGGTATATGCAGATGAACGTTTTGGAGAAATCCGTATGGTATTAGGCGAAAACGGAGAACGTAGATATGTAGGGATTGATATTGCGGAATGTATGGGATTTGAAGCTCCGCATAAGGCAGTGAAGAGGAGCAATATACCTGGGAAAATGGTAAAAGTTCCGTGGGTATCAGGAAACCGACATGGGGAAACAAATGCAAGGTGCTTTGACAAAAAAGAGGCAGAGAAGTTTATCAGAAATGGTATGCTGCCACCAAAAGGTTTTAAAGATTGGTTTTCAAAAGAAGTAGCCGTAGAAGAGAAAGTAGATACAGGTAAGGTTTCGTTGCAAGATACAGAGCCGAAGAGAGGAGAAGAAACGTTCGCTGGCGATAGCACAGGGGTAACTAAATTATTCACAAGATTAGATGAAATTATTTTAGAAATGTTGATGCTTAAAAAAGAATTGGCGGTAAAATTGGAAAAAACAATGTAAGATATCCGGAGGTTAAGCCTCCGGACTTTTTATACTGAAATGTCAATTTGTAAATTGATTTAGCGAAAATTACAAAAAATATAAATTACACGATTGACAATTACCAATAAGTAAGTTAAGATGATGACAAGATAAAAATTACCAAACGGTAAGAAAAGAGGTAAACACATATGATGATGTCAGAATTTATTGAGCGAGTTGGATTTGAACCGACAGCAGTAGAGTATCAGGAAATCGAAAGAGAGTATATGGGATGCGATGTTGACAAAGACCAGTTCTGTAAGGAATGGAAAAAGAATGGCGGCATCCAGCGGTTAATGAGATTGAGGGCCAGACGAATTGAAGAGCTAGAGGCGGAGCTTATGCAAAAGGATCGTCAGTATGATGAGATGGATACCAGGTATTGCAGCAGAATCAATCAGCTCCGGGCAGATATGAAAGACAAGCTGGACGAAGTGACTACGGAATACAATCGGGAAAAAGAAGAAGTGAGCAGAATGAGCAGACTTTATCAGGAAGCCATGACAGCAAAGAAAGAAGCGGAAGAAAAGTTGGAAACTATCAGGAAAGCGCTTGAAATCCTGGGAGTTGGAAAGGGGGTGGCATAGATGGCAGACAGAAGCAATCACCGACTGAACGAAGAGATTGAGAGCCACATCAGACAGTGGGACGGTACGATTCATGGTCAGATGGTAAAAAATATGTATGAAAATGGCACTAGCTACGAAGGGATCTGCGAGGTTATGCAGATTGACTGCGAAGATTATGAGGAGGTTTAAGAGATGTTTAAGTTAGAAATGAAAACCGGAGGTTCAGCATTCTGTGATCCGTATACTGGAGAAGAAGATGAATGGTATGAGGCTAGAGAAATAGCAAGAATCATGGATAAAGTCAGAGATGATTTGCTAGCAGGATTAGATCACGGAGTAATGATGGATACAAACGGGAACAAAGTGGGAGAATGGAGGAGGTAAGACATGGTAGAAGAGAAAAGATGGAAATTAGGAGAGGATATCGACAGGTATGACAATTTGTTGGATAGTATCTCTTTTGACGAACTTATTGTGACAGTTCACTGTAACTGCCGGGAAATCACTCAAGAGGCTGTAGAAAAAGAGCTGAATAGAATATTTGCAATCCGTATTCAGGATATGCAGTGTCTTTTGGAAAAGAATATTGATGAAATTATCGCAGAAGCAAAGAAAGGAAGGGAATCATAATGGGAAAAACGATGGTAAAAGTAGTAAATCCTTGCGTATGCAGTACATATCATGCAGATGTCTATGCGTATGCAAAAATTGAATATGAAGACGGGGGATTAAGTATCTGCGGAGTTGTTGGACCGAAAAGGAACGGCGATTGTACGGGATCGGCCGGACAATGCGTTGATGAAATTAGAAACGGGAAGCCGACAGAAGATTGGACAAATGAAATGCTCCAGAAATTCTGCGATATTTGGGAGAGATGGCATCTTAACGATATGCGTCCCTATTGTAAACATCAGAGAGAGCTTGGATGGGTTGAACAGTCACAAGAAAAAGTAAAAGTTATGAAATGGGATAGGACGAAAGAAACTTGGGAGAAGGCAAGAGCTGCTGAGAAAAGAGCGGTTGAATGTTTGAAAAAAGGAAAAACTTTCGTTCCAACACCGGAAGAAACAATTTATGCAAATGTCAGTTATGGCGTAACAACTTACAACGATGAATTACCAGAGCATCCGGAGTTTTATGAGTTTAAAGAGAGGGATTGTCTTGGACATTCGAACGTGGAATATAAAACGAGAGGTTGGATATCTCACAAAGAACATCCGCTTGGCATTCTTGGAAAACCTTGCCCGGTATGCGGTTACGAGTACGGAAGTTCATGGATTAAAGAGGAAGTTCCACAAGATGTTATAGACTGGCTGTTTTCTCTTCCGGAATCAAGAACGAAGCCAGCATGGGTTTGAGGAGGTGAATGAAATGAAGAGCTTTAAAAAAGTACTGAAAAGCACTAGAAAACTTTTTAAGCAGCTTTTGAAATTTGCAAATTAGATAATATGGAGGGACCTATGAAAAAGACAGCAAGAGTAATCGTAACGCTGAATTGCAATCGGAGATGCCCGGGGTGCTGTAATATAAACCTTCCGGAACACAGGAAAGTGAGTACAGATGAAGAATTGATGGGATATCAGGAGATTGTCATTACTGGCGGAGAACCTATGCTGATTCCAGGGAAGTTGTTGGAATTTATCAATAGAATGTGGGACAAGGGATACAGAGGAAAGATGTATCTTTACACTTCCTTTTGGAACGGAAAAGGAATCAGCAAAGAAATTCTGAAGGAGTTGGACGGATTCACCTTCACACTTCATGCGGAATGTACCGATGCAGATATCACGGCATTAAAAAACTTGTCGAACAGCGGTGTACTTCAGAATAAGGATTTCAGTAGTCGCCTGATTATCGACAAAAGAGTATATGAAAGATACGATCTATCAAATATCAATTTTTCTAGGTGGGACGTTATCCGCAAGCTAGAGTGGAAAGAAAAATGCGATACAGCAGAAAATGAAGAGTTACTGATTTATGCGTTGTAAATCGGCTTTAATAAGGCTGATTTTTATTTAACACACAAACTTACCGAACGGTAATAAAAATGCAACCAGAGGGCAATCAGAAAGCCCTATGGTATAAATATTTTAATCACAGGAGGAAAAAAGCAATGAGTGAAGTATTGGAAATTTTGAAGGAAGCAGTAAGAATTCTGGAAGCAGAAAAAGAAAGAGAGAAAACGGTGTCCGTAGAAGACCTTAAAGCTGGAGAAATTTTTTCAAAAGGAGGAAGGGAATTTATCGTCCTGAATCAAGAATCTGGGAAAACAAGAATCTGTTTGAATGGATATCACGGAGAAGATATGCAGTTTGATGCAGGAAATTGTCCGGATTACAAAAACTCTGATTTGAAAGAATATTGCGATACAGAAGTGTATGAGGAGTTTTCGGAAATTTTTGGCGAAGACAATATTTGTGACGAAGAAGTTCTTCTGATTACAATGGACGGACAGAAAAAATATGGAATCTGTAATTGCCGTGTAAGACCGCTGACATTTGACGAATGGCGTAAATATAACCAGTATCTTCCTGAGGAAGTATTTGACGAATGGTATTGGTTGTGTACTCCGTGGTCCACTCCGGATAGAGGTTGGGAACACAGCGTAGCTGTTTGCAACGCCGCCGGCAACCTCAACGCCAACAACGCATTCAACAGCGGTCGGTGCGCCCCGGCTTGCGTCATCTCATCATCAGTAAAAGTGGAACGAGTATAAAAATAGCGGTACGGGTGCGGAAGCACCTGTACCATTCAGAGGGAGAAAAGAATATGCAGATAGAGAATTGCCCGTTTTGCGGTTGCAGTGACCGTAGAGTAGGAATAAGAAAAATGGGAAACAAAGGTTATAGAGTGGTCTGTAGTAAATGTGGCTCTACCGGACCACATATAAATATTGCAGATCATGAAACAAAGAGTGCAGCTCAAGAAGTCGCAATAGAAAAATGGAATGAAAGGGTTTGAGAAAATGGACAGAGAGGAATTCATGCAGAAATTAGAAGAGTTGTTTGAGAATGAACCGGATAATAATAAATTTAATGCGGTTCTGGAAATGGCAGATGCATATGCAGAGAATGAGCACGAAACGAAAAAATTAGAAGAAAAGATTCAGTGGGGAAAAGACATATGTGCAGCAACAGGTGAAGATACGGATATCCTACCGGATCAGGTATTCATCTCGATAGCGGAGAAACTGGAAGATCGTATGTTGGAAAATAATGGTGACCTTGAATACGCAGTAGTGCAAGAGGTTCTGGCGGAATATGAAAAAAGTAAGAGGAGTTGAAAATATGTCAAATTTTGCAAAGAGATTTGCTCAGAATCAGAAAAACATACTCAGAAGAGAACAATATCTCAGAGTTAAAAAGATGGATCGCCAGCAGATGGAAGAGTTCTGCCGGAACTTATACATGAGTGGCTATGAAGATGGCAGAGAATCTGTTCCTGGTATAGACATTAAACAGATTGAAGAGGCGATTGCTGGTACGAAAGGTATTGGAGAGAGCAGACTTCGTTCTGTTATGCAGAATATAGAAGAAAAGTTTGGAGGCACAGAAAATGGTAGGAAAAGTATATAGAGGAGAAATTTATTACATTCATGAGGCAGAAGGAAGCGGAAGTGAGCAAAGCGGAGTAAGACCGGGAATAATTATCAGTAATAATATCGGCAATGAGTATTCTCCGGTAGTAATTGTTGTGTATCTTACAACTCAGGAAAAGAAGCCGCTCCCAACACATGTTAAAATCAATTCCTCAGTAAAGCCATCTATCGCATTATGCGAACAAATTGAAACAATTTACAAAGGAAGAATCGGCAGCTACATAGGACAGATTACAGAAGCTGAACAGAAAAACATAGATAAAGCTCTCGCAATAAGCATTGGAATTGGTGTCACGGCAAAGTCTGGAAAAGCAATAGAAACCTGGGCTAAAGCCTATACAGAAGACCTTACAGTTCCTATGGCTGAAGCGTTGAAAAAGGTCGTTCCGAAGTTGGATTTACCAGAAGAAGATTCCACGGAGCTTGCTGAGAAAAATGACAATATAGAATTACATGAAAGTGTAATACGTTTGGAAACAGAGCGAAATGTATACAGAGAGCTATACATGAAGTTGCTGACTGATATATCAGGAGGTCGATTGGCATGAACGAACAGAGAATATATTTAGAGGTTCCTGAATTTACGGGAGAAAACGTACCGGTTACTGTAGCAGCAACGGTTATGAAGAAAGATCAGCAGTTTATCCGTCAAGGGATTATCCACGGACTGTTACCTTTTGGGGTAGCCTTTAAAAAAGAAGGAAGCACTCAGTATGATTACTATATCTCTCCCCTGGAATTTTGGAAGTATACAGGATTTGTATATCAAGGCGAAAAAGCATAAGAAAATTACGAGAAGGGTTAAGGCTTGAAGAGCTACGACCCTTCTTAAAGACGAAGGAGGAATAATTTATGTCTGTGGATATTGCAATTTTCAAAAATGAGGAATTTGGTCAGGTTCGTTCGGTGATGATTGGAGATGAGCCATGGTTTGTTGGGAAAGATGTAGCTTTGGCACTTGGATATGAAAGAACAGCTGATGCAATCAGACAGCATGTTGAAGAGGAGGATAAGCTGACTCGGTGTTTTGCCGACTCAGGCCAGAACAGACAAATGTACATTATCAATGAATCTGGTTTATATGCTCTTATCTTCGGAAGTAAGCTGAAATCAGCCAAACGCTTTAAGCGCTGGGTGACATCTGAGGTTCTTCCAGCGATCAGGAGAACAGGGCGTTATGAAATGCCAAAACAAAAAGAGTTAATCAGCGCAAATGAACTGGCTGGAATCTTGAAACGCAAGCAATGCAAAGTGTGTTACCGTATTGATGGACTGATCAGAAAGCACCCAGAATATCAGAAAGACTTTGTGTCTGGGACATTTGAAAATGCTCAGGGAAGGTCCTTCCGGACATATTATTTGACAGAAGAAGGATTGCGTATATTCATCCGGCTATTAGAGGCGGATGGAACACGCAATAGCGTTAATACTGTGAGAGGAATACAGATGATTCGTTCTATGTATCCGGGAATTGTAAAAAACATGCTTACTGAAAGAAAATCAGAAGTTTTTGTGGGAACAGGCACTCTTCGGCAGCGATTCCAAAAGGCAGAAGCAGTTTTGGAGATGTTTGAACAGTATTATCTGGGAAAGGATTTTTCTGAATTTGATGAAGAAGAAAAGAATCGGTTTGATGCAGCCCTGTGTTTGCTTCACGATCAGGTGAAAGAAATTTTAAGTAAGGTAACAGAATCAGAAAGAGGCGAGAAATTATCATTTTGGTAAGTTTTGAATAGAATATTGCCCGAATGGAGAAAGTAGCATATACTGAGGGTGGAATATTAAAACGCAAGAAAAAAGGAGGTGCGATTATGGCAACTGTATTTGATGTGGCAAAATATATTTTGCATAAAATGGGACGTATTAGCACCTGGAAACTCCAGAAACTCTGTTACTATTCGCAAGCATGGCAGCTTGCATGGACTGGCAGAAGTATTTTTGAAGAGAATTTTGAAGCATGGGCAAATGGACCGGTATGTCCTGAGTTATTCTATGAACATCGGGGAATGTTTGCGGTAGGAGAAAGCGATATTTCAAGAGGAGATGCAAATAATTTATCCGATGATGAAAAAGAATCTATAGATATTATCTTGAAGGATTATGGCGAGCTGGAGCCATATACATTAAGAGAATTGTCTCACAAAGAATCTCCGTGGAAAGACGCAAGAGGTAATTTGCCGGAAGGCGCAAAATGTCAAACAGTAATTACCAAAGCGAGCATGGGAGAATATTACGGAAGTTTATAATTATGGCAAAGAAAACGAACCGTAAAGGGTCTTACTCAGCGTCTAAGAAAACGGTATCCAGTGAATCGCATAGCACTGACGGGAAGAAAGTAGTCTGGTGCTTCGATATGATAGACCGTTCTGGAAAATTTGCTTTTGACTTGGAACGAGAAGAATTTCAACATAAAGAATTTATGCAGAAGATGGTTGATTACAGCAGTATGACTTGGAGTGAAGTGAAAAGGCAAACGCATGATAATGGAAAATCCAAGCATCATTTCTTGTCTGAAGATTCATTGTCGAAAGAAGCGCTTGAAAGAATGCAATCAAGACAGCTGGGAGAGTATTCGGATTCCATATTTTCATTTGCGTTGCAGAACAAGTTGAGAATTGTAGGGATTCGGGAAGACGAACACTTCCACGTTCTCTGGTATGATCCGGAACATGAAATTTGCCCTTCCAAGAAGAAAAATACATAA